GGATGAAAACGAGGGCAAAGACTGGGATGAAGATTGGAATGAAGATCAGGCGCAAGAAATTAGAGCAATGAACGAAAAAGTCTTGTCTCTCTCAGAGCCTAACCTAAGAGAGTTTGTTTTTAAGGATCAAAAGCATCTTATGATGTGCCACGAAGATAAAGACATTGATCAATTCATAGAGGACTATTTGAAATGACCAGCCTATTATGTCTTGCTAGTGCTGTCTACTTTGAGGCCCGTGGAGAGAACCACATGGGACAGATGGCAGTAGCACAGGTGGTAGTCAATCGGATGCACGACGACAGGTATCCTGATACCATCTGTGATGTCGTGTGGGAGCCTAAAGCCTTCTCGTTTACTCACGATGGAAAGAGTGACCTCATGAAGCACCCTGAGAGCCGTTCTAAAGCCCTACAGGTAGCCAAGGCTACTCTTGATGGGGAAGGCTTAGGAATCACCAGTACGCATTATCATACTGTGTCGGTGTCGCCATATTGGGCCAAGCATTATCAGCTTGACGGACGTGTTGATAACCACTACTTCTACACCAACGGCACACCATACAAATAACAAAGGAGAAGACTGATGACCCCACAAATGGAAAGAAACCTACGAGAGATGGGCATACTGCCAGCAACTCTGCTGGAAGACCTGAGTGACAAACTCTATCGCCCATGTCCTACACTAGCCAAGGGTTATTTTAATGACCCCCGTGATGAAAATGGAGAGGTACCATACTAATGACAAAGATCACAGCAACTTACATTGACCACATGGGTTCGGACCTTAGCACCGTCAACGCAGCACGGGTTAGCTTCGGCAAAAGCTCCTCTATGGACGAAGATAACATGGGTGTGTGGCACCTTAAAGATGGAGACAAACGTCTCATCAAGTATCTAGCCAAGCACAAGCACCTGTCACCCTTCGGTCATGCCTTCGCATCCTTCCACGGCAAGGCACCAATCTTCGTAGCACGACAGCTAGTGAAGAATAAATTTTTGCGGTGGAACGAAGTAAGTCGTCGCTACGTGGATGATGAACCTGAGTTCTATGTGCCAGAGGTATGGCGTGGACGTAGTGCTGATAAGAAGCAAGGTTCAAACGCTGATGTGACAATTAACACAGCGTACTACGACAGGGACGATGGTTACAACACATGGGATGACGATGCTATTAGTGTATCCCTTGAGGCTTACCAGAAGATGCTTGGGCTAGGTGTAGCGCCTGAGCAAGCCCGCATGGTTCTACCACAGTCCACTATGACCGAATGGATCTGGAGCGGCAGCGTTGATGCCTTCGCTTCGATGTGTCGGCTACGCTGTGCCTCTGACACACAGTATGAAAGCCGTGTGGTGGCTGACCAGATTAGCGAGAAGATGTCAGAGTTGTTCCCAGTAAGCTGGGCTGCATTGATGGGAGAAACAGAATGAAGTTTACACACCAACATAGTGACGGCACAAAGATTGAAATAGAAATGGCAGACCGTGCGTCTATGGATGCTGTTTTTGAAGAGTTTCAGAACTTTCTTCGTGCTTGTGGATATGTGATTGAATACGATCAGGTTTTATGTTTAATAGGACAGGAGAAATAGACAGATGCCAGACATTACAATGTGTAGAAGCAACACTTGTTCTCTAGCTAATACTTGCTACCGTAACTCGAAGAGTGGTACAAAGGAGGATGAACATAGGCAGCCCTACTTCTTTGTCCTGCCTTACGAGGGCGAAGAGTGTAACCAATACTGGCCCATTAAAGGAGAAACAAATGAGTAGCTTATACCGCCCTGACAACTGGGTAATCATTAAAGCTGATGACGGTGAAGACCCTCACTATCGTGTACTGGCAGGTTGGTCAGGTGGTTATCTAGATGGTGATTCTTGGCGACTGAACAGCGGTATCACTAAAGTAGGAGAGACAAAAGACTACTACTATTTCTCTGGCTCCAGTAGTAGTACATACCGTTGCGGTAAGGGTTCTTACATGTTAAGGATGAACACTGCGGGTACATGGGCAAGGCTCCAAGAAATACACGGTGATAAAGTTGAAATGATGTCAGAAGATACAGACTGGATGAACATGGATTGGATTATCAAAGGAAAAACAGAATGACCCAAGCTGAACAATCTATCATAGAGGATGTACTCAGGGTATGCCCAGACGTAAACCCATGGGATGTCGTGCAACTCATATCACTACGTCAGGCAGAGCTAGAGCAGGAGCCAAATGAATATAACTGATAAGGAGATCGTGAGTATGTGCGAGAGGTTGGCGTACAGGTACAACAGTGAGAGCCACAGAGAAGACCTTACGATGGAGGGCGTCTTGATTTGCTATGAGATACTGGCGAATGAACCTGATGCCCACCCAGCGAAGCTCTATCGTGAAGCTAAGAGGCGTATGCACGACTACCTTAACCTCGATACACAACCTGTCGCTATCCCTAAGCACAGCCGCTCACGTAGGCTTACTCGTAACATCAACGATGATGATGCAGGGGATATGTCTAAAGAAGGGTACAACTGGCTAAAGGCTGTCCTTGGTAGCTCTGACGTACCTTACGACGAAGACTTTGGCATCAGCGACAAAGATCATGTCGTGGAATACGAAAGGAAGGAGTTCGGGGATCACGTCAGAAGTGTTGTAAATGAGACACTATCCCCAACTGAATTGTGTATTGTAAGACTGAGGTATTACGAGGATATGACACAAGATGAAGTGGCAGTGGCGATAGGGGCCAACCAGAGGTGGGTATCACGACATGAAATAACAGCTTTGAGTAAGCTCAAGAAAGAGTTGTTGTAACATTTTGTGATGTCTAAGGTTTCAGAAAATGTTCCTATAAGTAAGTACAGGAGTTACGAAAGTTTGTAACTTAAGTATTGACTATGGTATTCACTACTACTAGTTATGAAACATACGTAACAACGAAAGGAGATAACATGAGTTTAGAAGATCGTATTAATCTTGATGGTCGTCAACCTGTCGTAATACAGGCTGCATCAAGCGCAGGTCACAACAGCGAAGCAGATATTATTGGTCGTATTAAATCCACGATTGATAGTCTCATTAAACTTGAGGGGGAACAGGAGGAAGCCCTACAAGTTCTTGTGGATAATCAGGAGGGCGAACGTGAGAAAGTACTGCTTGTTCTTGGCTGTCAACTATTTGAGGGTCGTAAGGGTAAAAGTAATGAAAACTATGGTAAGTGGGTCTATAACAACTTTCCAAACTTGTTAGAAACCGTCAACGCAATGGAGCAGGCAGCTATCTTATGGGCAGCAGAGTTCCCTGAGCAACATCAACAAATGTTAGATGAAAACCCACGTGTAAAAACAACACGGGGACTTCACAAAAAGTGGAAAAAGTCCCAGAAACCTACTGGCGGAACTGGTGGTGGTAGCAGTGGAAATAGTGGCAGTGGTAGTAACTCAGGTAAAGGCGCTGCTGGTGGTCCTGATAACCCACCTCAAGACGACGATAGCAACGAAAAACCCAACAAGGGTAAGGGAGGTGTAAACACAGAAGACCCAGACACTACTGTCGCCAAAGCTGATGCAACTATGATAGCAAGCAGCCTTATTGGTGTCGTGACTAACATGCTAATGTTTGAGCAAACTCAAGGTAGGGCTGTAGAGGAGCATGAGCTATCCTCGGCTATCTTCCAAGAGATAAGAGGTCAATCTGCCGATAAACTTTCGCAAGCTGAAGTCGAAGAGTTTATTGAACAGAAGCTAAAACGGACATTACGCACAATCACAAAATCACTCCCTGTCTTGAATGGGGCTGAGACCAACGTAGTAAGCATAAACAAAACAATGGAGAACTCACAATGAAAACCGCAGCACAAAAAACACTGTTTAAGGCCTTTGAGAAAAGCTCTGTGGAGAATGGCATCAAAGCGTTCCCAGATAAATTGAAGCAAGCACGCTGGTCTGGCGCAAGCTACCGCTGTACTGTAGAAGCTCAGAAGCGCAAGAGCCTAGCCTGCCGTTTTGATGACGACCTTATGAAACCTTATCAGGACACATACCGCAACCAAATCCCAGCTATTCTTTTGGCTATGGGTGACAACAAGGCTTTGACCAAGGTTATTCTCAAGAAGCTAAAACTAGCGGAAAATGAGCAGCGTCTTGCACGTTATCTCCTTGAATCTCAAAGCAAGGGTTTGGTTTGGTTGACTAAGAAGTGGGAAACTTTCGTGGAAGATATGACTGAGAGTGAAATTGAGTACTACTCAGAGTGGATTGAGGAGTTTGTAGGTCGTCGTGATGATGACGAGGGTCAAATGAACATCTTCGCTTAAACCAAAGGAGAGCCGCATGGCTGAACACGGACACCAACCCTGCCCATACCAATCGTGTGGCTCTTCTGATGCCTTCAGCTATAACGCTGAGGGCTACGGTAAGTGTCACGCTTGTAACAGAGGCTACCCGTCCAATGGAAATATGTTTGATTGGGCGAAAGAGAAATACCCAACAAAAGGAGGAGATGATTTTATGTCGTTTACGCCAAAGCTGATCGAAGATGTATCAGATGGTAATTATGTCAACATGCGTGGCATCAACACCAAGACGATGGAGGACTTCGGTGTCCTGACGTGGGATGACCGTCAAGAGTACGTGTACCCCAGCGGCGGAATTAAGGTCCGTAAGCTGTCAGAGAAAGGCTTCTACGCCAAGGCAGGGTTCAAGGGTGATGAACTCTTCGGTATGAACCTTTTTACTGCTGGTAGCTCTAAGATGGTGACGATCACGGAAGGGGAAATAGACGCCCTCTCAGTGGCTCAGATGCTCAAGAGTGGCTACACTAACCCTGTGGTGTCTCTACCGTCTGCTACACCGTCTAAGAAGCTCTGGGAGAACTGTGCTGACTGGCTAGGGAGCTTTGAGAAGATCGTCCTGTCGGTAGACAACGATGACGCAGGTAATGCACTTGCGGATCGTGTAGCCAAGATGTTCCCTAACAAGGTCTACCGTGTTGACCACCGACCATACAAGGACGCTAACGAGTTCCTACAGGCTGGTAAGGCTGCGGACTTCAAGGGTGCATGGTGGAACGCACGTAAGTTCACACCTGAGAACGTGATGAACAGCACACAGGACTTCTTGTCGTTGTACAAGGATACCCCTGAGCATCAGTTTGTGCCTACAGGTATCCAAGCCCTAGACGACAAAATCTTGGGTTTGATGCAAGGTCACTTCACAGTGATTAAAGCACCGACAGGTATCGGCAAGACTGAGATTATGCGGTTCTTGGAGTACAACATGCTACAGCGCAAGGTTCCTATTGCAGCATGGCACTTGGAGGAGACTAAGCTACGTTCTTTGCTTGGACTCGTTTCATATGAGTGCAACGATAATCTTACTCGACGGGACTTAATCGAAGAGAAAGGTGCTGAGGATCAAGTCGTAGGTGCTATCGGTAAGCTAACTGCTGACGAAAACTTCTATCAGTTCTACATGACTGACGGACAAGGTGCTGACGACCTGATCGACCAGATACGTTACTTTGCTGTAGCTTGTGGTGTTAAGTTTGTGTTCTTCGAGCCTATCCAAGATGTTCTTGTTGGGTCGTCAGAGGATAGCAAAGAACAGATGTTGGCTGACTTGTCAGTACGTTTGTCCAAGCTGTCTGCTGAGTTGAACGTAGGTATTGTAACGATTGCTCACACTAACGATGATGGGCAGATGAAATACTGTCGTATGATCGGGCAACGTGCGTCTGTTATCATTGACCTTAAACGTGACAAGGAAGCTGATGACCTACAGGAACGTAACACAACGTACCTGTCTATCGAAAAGAACCGTCCATGCTCTGAGGAAGGCAACGCAGGGATGATGCGGTTCAACACTGAAACATTTACACTAAGCGAGGTACACTAATGTTTGACGAAAATTTCGCATACTGGACCTATAACGACCCTTACGATAAAAAAGCAAAAGGTTGGATACTGCACTGCGCCAACCCAGTGTCCAAATGGTATTGGGAGTTTGAGGATTGGAAGGATTTTGTAGGTAATTTTGAGGAAAGAGCAAGGTGGGGGGAGTGTTCTGGGGTTTCAGTTATTTTTGAAGATGGTGACACAAAAAAATATCCTATGCGAGCTTGGAGCAAATAATGACAACAGTATTCGACATTGAAACAGACGGTCTTTTAGATGAGATGACCAAAATTCATGTCCTATCTTGGTCTAATAACATGGGTGAAGTTAATCATACCCATGATTACGACGAGATGCGGGACGTGTTTCTAAATGAACATCGTACTCTGGTAGGCCACAACATTATCCGCTTCGACATCCCCGCAGTGGAACGTGTGCTAGGCATCAAGGTTAAGGTACGTCTGGTAGATACCTTGGCTCTATCTTGGTATCTCAACCATGATCGTATGAAGCATGGGCTTGAGGGCTACGGAGTGGACTATGGGGTGCCTAAGCCTGTCATTAAGGACTGGAACACCCTTACGCCAGAAGAGTACGCCCACCGCTGCGATGAGGACGTTAAGATCAACAACCGTCTGTGGCGTGATTTGGACATGAAGCTGAACAAGCTGTACCAAGACCCTGCCGAAAAGGATCGTCTGGTTGACTACCTGACCTTCAAGCTAGACTGCGCACGGGAGCAAGAGGAGCTACAGTGGAAATTAGACGTAGGCAAAGCGCAAGAGGCATACGAC